ATACCTAACTTACGAAGCCGGCTAAATCGTGTAGGTAAACTCGAAGTCCAGCTTTAGCTAATAGAAATATTAGCCGGGGGTTGTATTTAATGATGCACTTCAGAATTGCTTTTTCGTCATACAACGCAACGCCTTGTAAACCAGTATCAGTAAGGACTTCAGCCGTTTTAGTATCTATTGACGCAATTCCCGATAAATACCTAGCTATTGTAGAATTCGCTACTTCACATATACTTGCTAATCCTGGTTGACTAGCGAACGTTTCGCCTGTTGTGCCATCGATGAAAAGTTCTAAGCCGTTGCTGGATGTGTATGTTGTTAAATTTGTCATTTTGTGTGCCTCTCTCTTTTGTGGTCTACATTTATGGTAACAGTGGAATATCCATTTGACAAGAGTATAAATACTCAACTTATAAGCCGGCTCGTTCTAGTGCGTCTGCTGCTAGGCGTAACGCCTTAACCTTAGCCTTATCCGATGAATCGGCTTTAACTTTTATAAGTAAAGCCTTTAGAGCCTCGATGTAAGTGTCGGATGACTCATCCTCAACTACAGCAGTGCTAGTAACTTTGAAACCAACCAAGCCATGTAGGTAAACTCGAAGTCCGGCTCTGCGTAACAGAATCAGTAGCTGTGGGTTGTATTTAGCGATACAATTCACAATTGCACTCTCATCATACAACGCAACGGAGCGTAAACCAGCAGCAGTATGGACTTCAGCTGTTTTAGGAGCTATCGACGCACAGCCCGATAAATACCTAGATATTGTAGTTTGTGCTACCTTACACATCCTTCCTAATCCCGCTTGGCTGGCGAATGATTCACCTGTTTTGTTGTTGATATAAAACTCTAAGCCGTCTTCAGTTGTGTGTGTAGTTAGGTTTGTCATTTGGTGTGTCTCTCTCTTTTGTTGTCTACGTTTATATTCAACTTATTCGCCCCGGTAAACCCAGCACTAAGGAGTGCCGGGCTAACCTAGGTTACTTCCAGTATGCCTTCGTGGTAACTTCTTTGAGTTCTGGTGTCGATTTGTCTGCCAAGTACTCAATTAACCATTGGACACCTTTTGTAGTTAGGTGTGTTCTGAAGGCTTGCATATTCTTTTGACCTCTCTTAAATGTCGCAGTTGGTAGCAATTCAAATCTACCGGCATCGACTTGACTCGCGTAGGGTTCGAGACCACTCAAAGAGGTACGGAATAAAATACCATCGTCGACTAGCATTGCAAATAACTTGTTAGATTTGTATCCCAAATCTTTGCAGAATTGCTGGATGGTAGTTAGCCCCTCACCGTCTAGGAACACATCTGCCAGATTTGCCTTGGGTGCTAGGAATTTTACTTCCGCTTCCAGAGCTTCTATTTCGGCTGCTGCTTTAAGAGCATTATCTGCTGCTTTAAAAGCATTATCTGCTGCTAGGCGTAACGCACTAGCTACAGTTTTAGGAGCTTCAAAAGCAGCAACAGCATTACTGGTAAATTTGTAGCCGGCTAAACCGTGTAGGTAAACTCGAATTCCGGCACGTGCAACTAGAGGTATTAACTGTGGGTTGTATTTAGCAATACACAGTAAGATGGTATTTTCACTGTGTAGTTTCGCGGAACGTAACCCAGCAGCAGTAGGGATTTCAGCCGATATTCCCTCGATATTCTTCGCGGTAGCAAGCTGTCTAATGTATACTTCGTCTACTTCGCACATACGGGCAATACCTCGTTGACTGGCGAACGCCTCACTTGTTGTGTTATCGATGTATAGCTCAACGCCGTCGGTAGATTTGTGTGCTGTTAAGTTCGTGGTCATTTGGTGTGTCTCTCTCTGTTGTTGACTCCTTTAATGTAACAGTGGAGTCTCTTCTCTGACAAGAGTATTTGTGCCTAATTTATCAAATTGCGTAAGCTGCTATTAGATGATGTATTTATTGTGTGCCGATAAATTGCGATTTCAGTATGTAGCGCCGCAGTTTTTAATTCAGTAGCAGTAAGGGTTTCAGCCGTTTTAGAGGCTATCGACGCAAGGGAGAGTATACCCTTAGATGACTTACTAATGTATACAGCCTTACTTAGCTTCCTTCTGTGTCCGCTAGCTACAAAGTAAATTTGTATTTATTGTGTGCCGATAAATTGCTATTTCGTCATACAACGCACCAGTTTTTAAACCAGTAGCAGTAAGGACTTCAGCCGTTTTAGAGGCTATCGACGCACCGGAGAGTATACCCTTAGATGGCTTACTAATTGATACATCGTTTACATCACTCTCATCATACAACACACCACCTTGTAAACCAGTGGCAGTAGGGATTTCAGCCGTTTTAGAGGCTATCGACGCAAGGGAGAGTATACCCTTAGATGATGTATTTATAAGTACAAAAAAAAGCCCGTAGCTAATGCTATAGGCTTTGTAGTGGAAAGAGAGAGAGAGAAACTTTAAGGCGCGGTGTTAATTAAAATAGCATGGTCAGGGCGATAGACCTTTGCGCCATAAACCTGAGTAGATACCATAACGTTAGATTGGAAGAGATTCTCACGACTAGATTCTACGTTAGGATTCTTTTGAATAGCCAGAATACACCAGTCTTCTTGATATATTGTAGCAGTCGTGTATAGTGCGTCTAGCGAGACTAGAGTTCCAACCTCGGCGGGCAGTTGTGTAGCAAGGTAAGGAGACCCTGTAAAGCCGGGCGTAGGTTGCGCTGGCGCTCCTGTACCATTAACGTATCCAGTAGCACTATTTTGTGTGATATTGGATGACACATAAACACTCATCCCAAACAAGTTTCCTACTTTACCCGTGCTTACAGCGCCTTTGCTTACAAAATCTTCAGAGGTAAATTCTGTAATGGTCAGCAAATCGTTGTATTGCCCTGGTGACACGGCTATCATACGACGCATTGGCACGTCCGCTTCATCTAATATCTGTTTAGCGGCTAGTAGTGCTGCCTTAGATAGAGATAGTGGTGTGCCGCCTACAAGTCCGCTACTTGAGTTGTAGATACTTTGGGATTGTACTCCATTAACCAGCGAGTTGATTACTCCCCGTTGGGCTAAAACAAAGTTATCTAAGTCCCTAGCTAGTGCGTATCCTATTTCGGTCGTGTATGGGGACATCAAGTCGTATCCAGATTGAAGAGTTAGTATGTCTTCAATCATTACGGAGACTTCTTTATACTTGTCGATTATCATGGTAAACTCAGTTTCAGTCCGAGCTTGAAGCTGCACTGGAGTTTCTGGGATTTTGTCGTTTACAGATAATCTAGAGATACCTGGGATGTGTATTAAATCGCCTTTTTTCCCTACGAATGGCAACTTCTTACAAGTCCCAGCCATTATAAAGCTTGTGTCTCTAAACTTCTTTATTTCTCCCGTCCAAAGTTCCGGGATGAAGACGTTGCCGCGTACCGTCGTAAACGCTGCACCTTGTAAACTACCGCCTGGAAGTGCCATATGTTTTATCTATCCCAATCTATAAGCCCTTGTTGAGCCGCTTGATTTATTTTTTGCCAAAGTTTCTTTTTTTCAGCAGGTAATAGACTGTCTATCTCACTTCGAGTAAATCTAGGCTTACCCACATCACTGCCTGATATAGTAGATGCACTTTTATCAAACTTGGGTACTGTGTTATTTATTTGCTCCGTAGACTCTATATCCTTCCAGAGCTTAAGCGCTCCGTTAGGGTCACGGTCTAGCAGCATTTGCATAGATTCATCTAGTTTAGAGAACACGTCTACCACTTGTCGCATCCTGGTTTCGTACACACTATCCGTAACTTTCCATTTATCTTTTATGTACTGTTCTTGCTTTCGTACATTATCGGAAAGTTTTTGTGTTTCTAGCTCCTTACGAAGTTTGTTGGCATTACGCAACGATTCCCTTTGTGATTTGTAAGTCTCAAAGTCATGCCCTAGGAATTTCTCCATTTGAGCGGCAAAGACTTGGAACTCAGCATCACTTTCGTCAACCGTTAAGTTAGGTACTCCGTAGTCCTGGCTTAAGTTTAAAAATGTCTTATCTACTGGGATAGGCTCGTATTTAATTTCTTTCGGCGTGCCTTCCGTAGTTGCTGGTATCTGCGACTGTCCTTGTTCGGGTACATCGTTAGGTACTGCTGCTTCCCACTGTAACAGTTTTTTAGCTGTATCTGTTAGGTTTGTCTCATCTAGTGGCTCTCTGTCGTAGTCTATCTTGGCTTCGTTGCCTGTATAAACGAACTCCGACGCTTCTATATAAGCCCCTAATTCGTTAGATTCTATTGACGAAGCACCCGTATATTTTGTGCTGCCGCCCGTGGTAATATCTACTACTCTTTCTTCTAATTGCTCGGTCATTTTAAATTACCTCTTGTTGTGGTTGTGGCATTCCTGCAACTTTACTCAGCATTTCAGCGCCCCCATCAATTCCCATCTGTCCTTTGACTGCTGTTTGTAGCGGTTGCCCGCCCATATTAAATAACTCAGAATCTAAACTATCCATGCCTTGGCTTTGTATCTGGTTAGGGTCTGTAGGTATACCTTCTGGCGCTATCGGAGCTACCTGTTGAGCGCTGCTAGGCTCTGGGTTGATACCTTCAACTACATATCTATCGATTTCATCCAAGTCGAGTAGTTTGGCAATTTCAAGTTGTAGATTTTTATAGTTTACATTCTTTTGTGTTTCAGGGTATTGAGACGATACTTGTAAAAACTGTAGTAACTTTTGTAGCTTATACTCTTTGTCTACTACATGGTCGGCTCCCACGGGAGTTAGTAAAAAATCAAACTGTAACTCTTCTACACCGATAGCTACATAATCTACATCTCCCGGCTCCATCCCAGGAATTGCCACTATTTCATCCTCGGTAATGAATTGCTGTAATTGGCGAAATACTTTCTCCAGTACCAAGGTAAGTGCTGTCTCTTCTATGTGTTTATGCACACCAGATAGTCGATTACCCCCGGCTTGTTGGGTGGCTGTGATTTCCCTAGCGGTTACACGTTCGCCTTCCCTAGCAGCACCGGCAGATATCATGTTCCCAGTGCCAGTATTTTTGTCGATGCGTTGCTCTAAAAATGCTGACTCCTCATAAGTGATTACAAAAGCATTCGGCATCTCTAAGGGGGTAATTGTTCCCTTAGTAGTAACAGGGAAAACCTTACCGGGAGCGCTATATATCTCATCGGGTTGTAGCGAACCGTCATTAACATACTCAAACATTGAATTACTTGAGATAAGTAAGTTGTCAAGCCTAGAGTTCGTAATAATATTAAGTTCATGTAGCATACCTAAAGATGGCTCAATTACACCAAGCCCTACGGGACTCCTTACTAGGGGTATATAGTTACCCAGCACAAAAGGTTTACCGCACCAGTAGGGATTAGTCTCAAACCGTAGTAAAAACTTACCGCAAACAACTGCACGAACGTCATGGTAAGTCTGCGTCCCAGTACACACATCACCCCAGAATTCAAATAATTCAATTTCATCATTCCAACTAACCGCCTGAGAATTACTAAAGGTATCTAATCCTTGAAAGTATTTTATATCATCTTTATTGGCGCGGGAATTGTCGTAAGGCTGCTGTCCCGCCGGCATCCCAGTTAATTCTCTGAGAGTCACACCTGTAAAATGCCCTGTTTTAAGGCATTGCGCCATCTCTGCTTTTGTTTTATACAACCTCCTAATAAAGTTCCCCTCATTTGGATTGCACGCCTTAGGGCTAACCCAAACGTCGAACATATCCAGTGTTTCAAAGTCTGGTTTATTTTGAATTACCTTATCTACTACCACCTCCTTATAGGCATTTTTCTTTCCCAACTCTTGTATGCCGTAATGTGGATTTTCTACCTTAACTTTTGTTTTCCACTTGGTAGTTTCATATCTCCAAGGCAGTGCTAGGCACGAATCTCCCACGATTAGCATCTGTCTGAGAAACATCTCCCAGTTCGATATAAACTTGCCTTCTCTAAGCTTCTTTTGAGTAAGCTTTTTTATTGCTATAGCGAGTTCGTAGTAACCTGATTGAGTTGGCGTAGCATCAAACCAATCCTTGTTTGGGAAAAACGCTTGCTGCAAGTAATAAAAGATATTCTCTACATTCTCAAACGCTTTACCTACATTTATTTTGTGTCTCCAATCGTTGTTTGTATCCCCTACACTGCGTAGAGCTTCTCTTCTCAGGTGTTCGTTAGCTTGAGGTGAGCCTAGGTACGATGCCCAACACTCAAGCCAGATTTGCTCTTTCTCTAACCGGGCTTGGGAGAAGCTTCTTAACTCAGAATGCACAAAAGCTACTATGTTATCGTCTCTATCGCCTACATCTGATTCAGTACTCGTTTGAGTAATTATAAAATTAGATACTGCCATTAGTACATACCCCCGTATTTGCGATTAATCGGAAACGAAGAAACTCTATTACTGGCATCCCCTAGCCGTTTGGCAGATGGTATCGCAACTTCGACTAGTATAGCCATAGTATCGATGAAATCATCGTGTACGGCGCTATTAGTTGCAGTGCTGAAATACTCTATCTCTTCTCTGAACTGGGAGATAGTGCTAATCATCCTCTCTGCGTAAACCATGTTATTGTCGAATAGCGGTTCTAAGTAAGTAACTATGCGTCCTTTCTTCTCTCCGCGTGGGATGTATTCATTTATCCCTATAGGTCTAAAACGTGCAAAGGCTGACCGTACCATGTGGGCTATTACCTTTTGAAAAGATACAACTTCAATAGTCACCCTTGTAACTTTCCACTTTTCAGCTAATGCAAACATCTTAGACACCATTTCTTCCGGTAGAAACTTACCGTATACGAATTCAAATAGGTATAAATTACGCTTTGCATCAATACCGCCTACTAGCATGACTGTATTATCCGCCGCCTTTTTTTGGGATATTGCTGGGTCTAGCACTAAATGTGGGAATACTTTGATGGCTTCTTGGTCACGCTTCATTATGGTTATGTACCCGTCATGGATTTCTATGCAGCCAGGGTCAATCCATTGTATTTTCTCCATCTTAAATATTTGCTCTTCTTCCACAATTATGGAATTTAAATATTGGGATGCAAACCTACGCGGCGTTAGGCGGCGTTTAAGATTATTAACTACATAATCGTTAAACCTTTCTTGCCACAAATACCCGTCTCCACAGTCTCTCCCATTCTTATATATGTTACGGGAGAATACTTTGTAGCCCAAATTAATTTGATTCTCTATTAAATAATCGTAGTAATCGTGCCTAGCATATCTAGTTCCTAGCACTATATCTTCGTCTCCCACAATCTCCCAATAATCTTTATTATCTAGAGATTTCCACAAAAGGATTTTACGTTGAGGGTCAAGTACGGATTCCAAATCCATAGACCACTCTAGAGTTTTCTTTATTTTTTCTTCCGTTGCCACTGTGTCGTCGTTAATGATGTCATCTTTAATGAATAGGTCAAAGTGCATCCCTGTTACGTTCGAGCCGGGTGACGTGGCTAGTACTGTAGGCTCTCGCATTATTTGGCTCCGGTTAACTTGTATAGCATCAGAACGCCATACAATTTTCCTATCTATAGCTTCCGTGTAATCTTCTTCTTCCCTTAATCTATCCCTACGCTTTGCTCCCGCTTTATCCAGAATCGGAGCTAGCCTACCTGCTACGTGTGGTCTTTTATTCCATACACTGTCTTGTAAATCTTCATCCTCTAGATACTGTTTAATTTCCCTGACAAATTGAAGCGCTAATTCTTTAGTAGCACACCCTACAGCTATCCTTATATTGGGATTACGATAAATTCTCCATAGCACGTAAGCTACGGAGCATAGAGTACTTTTAAGGTGTCCCCTGGGTACTATTACAAGTCTACGTCTACCCTTGTTTACGTCTATTTTGCCTTTGATAAAAAATCCTGTACAGTCCGTTTGTGGTTCAGTTATAAACTTCACTAACTCTTCGTGTACGCCTGAGAAAGCGCTAGTACCACCCTTAAATCCTATTAAATTTATGAACTCCCATAATGAAGTAATAGCTGCAAGCCCTAAGACAGATTTAGGATTTGCAGCTAGCTTTGTGCTTATTTGTGTTTGCTTTTTGTCGAAGTCCCGTACCCTAGATAGAAACGGGTTACTGTCTTCCATAGTTTACCTAACTGCGTTGTATTCAGATTGTAGTGTGCTAACTACTATCTTTGTTAGGAGTTCGGTTATTTGTTTAATTTCGTCTGGAGTTACCTTACCGTCATACAGCACTACAAGCAATTTGTAAGGCACTTCCGAGATTAAGCTTTGTATAAGTTTAGATACCACACTATTAGCTTTCATGCCTATAGCAAAGCTTTGTGTTGCCAAAGCAGCACGTACTTTTGGGCTTGCATTCTCTGCTAGTTTGTCTACTAATTCGAGTAACTCAGCCTCTTCTACCTTTTGTTGAGGTATAGGAATAATCACCCTACCTTCTTCATCTACGAGTGCGGTATTTTGAGCCATTCTTGCGGTTTCCTTTACAGCTTCTAGAGAGGGTTCTCCGTTTTCAAAACGATTAACCTTATGTTCCTGTGTCATGTTCAAAGTACTCCAAAGTTAGATTCTGGTGATGTTGCACAAACTACTGTTACTAGTGCTTCATACGCAATTGTTTTAGCGGAAGTACCAGTTACTGTGAAAACTACCGCGTCATTTGCATCACTTGCAGATATTACTATAGTCCCGCCAGGAGCATTAGCATTATCTCCCCAGAGAGCCGGTGTTGCTTGCTCCGCGCCAGCTAATGTGACTACGTTAGCTAGATTCTCTACTACGGCTGTTTTGCCTACACCGCCAGAAAAGCTATCCGTGATGTTAAAAATCACGCAGTCGCATCTAACTAAGCAAGCGGAAGCATCGGGAATTTTTAGACGATTATTAGTAATACCATCTATAAATAACTCCGTAGCTGTGTTATTTACAGTAGTGCCAAAATACCTAAATGTAAGGTACTGGTTACGGTTAAACCAAAGCTTACCTATATTCTGGTTAGACTGACTATCTTGAATTACTGCATTTGGTTGTGGCATTAATAATTACCTTAAAAGCTTACTTGAACTAATTGTACCGCCTCTTACATACTCTGGCGAACGGCTGCTAACTCTCTTGTTTGTTAGTTGTGATAAAACGCCTTGCCTATCTTCATTTTGCTTAGTAGATTTTAACAGGCGGTCACGTAGGTTAGCTTGCTCTTCATTAGCTTGCGCCCCTGCTTGCGTTTGAAGATAACTAAGATACTGATTTTGTTTATCTTGCTGCCCGGATAGCTCCTTATAAGTGCCTAACTGCCCTGTTAGCGCGGTATTTTGGGCTTCATACTGCTGCTTTAATTGGTCTATAAGGTTAGTTTGTTGGGCTAGTTGCTGAGTATTCTGTACAGCTAGTAGTTCTTGCTGCCTTGTTTGCGCTCCCTGCTGTTGTTGTTGTTGGGCATTTAATTGCCCTAGAAGCTGCTGTCTTTCTTGGTCATACTGCAATCTCTGAGAATCTAGTCTCTGCTGCTCTACTGCCTGTTGTTGGGCATATTGAGAGGCTAATTTACTAGTATCAGCCGCCCCTTTGTTTTTGCTCTTACCCATTAGTCACCTCCGGAACTGAATACCCCATGAGATTGCCCTCCTTTTTTAGTTGCTTAGTCTCTCGCATAAGCCTAGCGTTAGTCACACGTTTACGGTCTATAGCGATATGCCGTTTGTGTCTGGCGATAAATTCTCTTATGTACTCGTTACCTTGCTCCCTTAGAGCGTATACACTTTCTGGTGTCGTTGGGTGTAACGCTCTCATCTTGGCTAATACATCGGAAGGGTTAGTGGTCACTTGCTAATTACTTACTTAGTTTTCTTTATCTTAGTGTCGTTAGCACTGTAATTACCATCCTCTACATAGTGAATGGTATCGCCTAACTTTGCGATATCCTTAACCGCTTGCAGGGTAAACGCCTCATCTGCACTTAGTCCTGAGTTCTTTGGAGAACCTACTGGAGACACATAATACTCAGTCATTTTTAGCTACCTTGTTAATTATCATTTTAGGGTATTTGTGGATTTCACAAGCCTCATCAATCGCCGCTTGCAAATCTTCCGTAGTCTTGCATCCTTTAAACATCTCCGAGACTTGTGGAAGCACACCATAGTACTTGCGTTTCATCTCTTTCTTCCCTTGGGCATCCAGGTAACTCATGCATTTAGCTAGCTGCCCTTGTATGCCCCTTGGCACGTCCTTAAACTCATTGTCCATACATTCGCTAGTTTGGGTGATAGTTAAATCGTTATATGCCATATTAAGCCCTTCTCGGTTTAGTGGAACCTTATACCTTTATTATAGCACGGAATCTCCATCTCGGAACAATCTAAGGGAAAACAATCTCTACCTCTTGTTATAGCCATCTAGTACAGCCTTTGTATTTGATAGCACATAAAAGCCATACGACAAACACTTGTCTTACTATCAACACCTTGACAACTGATAAAAGTATGCTACCCTTCCCTCTTTAAGAGTATTTAATCTAAGAAGATACTCTTATCTATATTTCTATATTAAAGAGGCACACTATCTACTGGGTGCTAGTTACTTATTAGGCAATCATGGGTACTCCATGTCCTTATTAGATATTTAAATATTCTTAAGGAAGGTTGAGGTTAGCTTTTGTGTGCCTACGGTTTGCCGACTGGGTGCTAGGCAGTCCTAGCTAAAAAAATACTCCTCTCTATATTGTGTGTAGGTACTTACTGTGTGCTTATTTTTTTTTAAATGGGCATATGTGTGTAAATTTTATAGGTACGATGAACTATATATCTCTCCCCCTCTTTCCCCCCATTATTGATACTAAGTAAATCTACCACTAAGTAAGTTATACCCTAAAATGCTACATACTTAGTCTACCTAGTGCTTAATAAATACTTAGGGAGTCTCCGTACTTAGGAGTACTTACTTAGGGTCACTTACGGTGTATCAGTATGGACACTGATATGTGTATATGCACGTAAGATTTATTGATACTTTGGGTCTAAGTAAATGCCCATAAACCGATGTTAGCATCCATTAAACCCTTGTATTACCTGTAACCTCAACACTACAAGGTGTATGTGCTGTACACCTTACTGCCTCCTCTAACTTCTATCTATCCCTAACTGTCGACTTGAAGTCAGATAGTAAGTGCAATCTATTATCTTGATTAGAGGCACTCATGGGACTGCTCACGGGTAGCTTAGTTGGTTCCTTGCTAGATACTACGTTTAAGTGCCTCAAGCTAGGGCTAGGAGGCTTACCAAGGTAATCATTAACAACTTGCTCTAGGATATATCTCACCAAGGCTGACCTACTTCTTCTCTCTGAGTTAGCCATGTTAGTCAAATCATTAAATAAACTTTCATCAACTTTGAATGAGATTACCATCAAAGGAATTTTGTGAGACATTAGCTAGCATCCTTATTACTTTCAATTACATTAACCTATTTATGTGTATCTGTGGATTGCACACAATAACTATCGAGCAAGCTAAAACTAATTTGCACAATAGGCATAAATACTCTTGACATCCAAACAAAAGCTGCTACCCTAAGAAATCTAGATTAATTAATTAACTAAGAAAGAACTCCTTAGGCACTCTTTAAGCACTCCTTAGCTAAAGAGTAACTCCTCTCTTTATTAGTATTTAAATATTAATAAGGAGTAATAAAGAAATATAGAGAGGAGTTACTCTTTAACTAAAGAAATCTAGATTAATTAATCTGGAAGGGTAACACACTTTATTTGAATGTCAATAGGCAATCATACCTAATTTACATATTTAATTCCCATCAACTATTGTGTGCTGCCCTACCTATTTATGTGCTGCCCTAACTATTGTGTGCCTCCATCAACTATTGTGTGCCTCCTTTAAATTTATGTAGAGCAGGGACGGAGAGTGATTCCCTTAGTTTATTCCGGTCTGGCTGCTCCATATATATAGTAGGGGGAATTCTTTTATAGGGTAGGCACTTGTAATATCTAACTCATCTATCTCTACAAGAGGCAAGAAGGCTTGCTTAAGGTATCGCCCTATAGAATGCACACAATATACATTTGCATAGCTCTAATGACTCAAGCATTACCAGCCG